AGCCATGGCTTTTACCAGTGGTACCGCCACCGACTATCTCGATCTGCTGAACCGGCTCAAGCAGTTCGTCACCCAGGACATGCTGCCGGCCAACGAGCGCTGGTCGGTGCTGCGCTGGGTGCCGGGGCCGCCCGCCGAACTGGTGCTGCAGGGCCCCGGCCTTGCCGGCACTGACCAGATCAACGTGGGGATTCTCAGCGAGGCCGGCGCGGACTACGGCAACTGGAAGTTGCGCGGCTTCGTCGGCTGGAATGCGGCGCAGACCTTCGACGGCCAGTACAACCCGAGCGGCACGTTCTACGCGCTGCTGATGGCGTCCGCCATGCCCTACTGGATCGTCGCCAACGGCCGCCGCATCGTGATGGTGGCCAAGACCGGTACCTACTACGAGATGATGCATCTGGGCCTGTTCCTCCCCTACGCCACGCCCGGCCAGTACCCATACCCGCTCCTGGTCGGCGGCACCTACAACGGCTCGACGCGCTGGAGCAATTCGTACCAATACCGCAATCACCTGCCCAAGTCGTCTGGGTATTCGGGCGCGTACTACGCGCCGACCGGGGTCTGGACCGGGGTGTCCGCGATGTGGCCGAGCAGTTGGGGCAGCAATACCCGAGAGTGCCCAGACGGCTCCTACCCGCTGCTGCCTTTCATTCTCGCCGGGCTCGGCGAAATGGACGGCTGCTACTGCGTGCCCGGCTACGCCAACGCCGTGGAGAACATCATCAGCGTCGGCGGCGTCGATCATCTGGTAGTGCAGGACGTGTATCGCACCGGCTACAGCGACTACTGGGCCTTGAAGCTCGCGTGAGGTAAGCGATGGCATTTCAATCCGGCATTACCACCTCGGCGAACGACCTCCTCGACAAGATCCGGCTCTTCGCCACCGGCTCCTGCGGCTACACGCAGTTGATGTATCAGGCGGACGCCGGCTACTACCGTCTGCACCTGCAACACGCGGCGACCGGCCAGTACGTCCATCTGCATTCCTACGCGAGCTACGTCGCCTGGTACGGTTCGACCAGTTTCAACAGCGGTCTGGCCTACGGATCGCAGACCGTCGCCTCGGGTTCGTACTCCCTGACCCAGTTGTCGGGCAGCGCCGAGTATTTCCTCTTCGGCGGCGACGGCTGGTGCTACTGCGTCGTGCAGACGGCGAGCACCACCTATGCGCCGATCATCTTCGGCGCGATCACCAAGACGTGCACCTTCACCGGCGGTGCCTTCCTGTCGGACACCTACAGCACCTACGTGCGGGCCGACATCGACGGCAATTCCAACAAATGGAAGGTGGGCACCTCGGGCGTGGATGCCGTGCGGGCCTTCTACAGCGCGACGACACGCCAGCTCGACAGCTACTCGCCCATCGCCTTCAACGGGGTGACGCCTCTCTATCCCTGCACGGTCGAAGTCGGTCGCCCGACGCCCAGCTACTTCTACTCGATGATGGGCTACGCACCCGGGGTGCGCCTGCTGAGGATGAACGGGCAGTACGTCAACAAGGACATCGTCACGCTGGGCGGCAACGACTGGATGGTCTTCAGCATGAGCTACGGCGGTTACGCCTTCCTGAAATGACCACCTACGCTGGAGCCATCCTGCCGTCCGGGCTGCCGTCCGATCCCGCCTATGGCGCGGCGTACAAGTTCCTGCCGGCACCCCTGATGCTGCCGTACCCGAGTGCCCTGGCCGGCAACCCTCCGACAGCGGGCCTGCTTACCAACAACCTGCCGGTCGCCGAGATCGTGTCGACCTTCGCGGGAAACATGGTGCGTCAGTTCGAGCAGGACTGGTATCACCACGTCCATTTGCTGCCGGCCAAGATCGCACTGGGCAACCTGCTGTCGACGCAGATCCGCCAGGTCGAGGTGTGGAACGCCCACTTCGCCCCCATGACCTTGTCGGCGGTTGTCGGCCAGAACGACGGCGGCATCACGCTGGCCGCCCCGGCCAACCCGCCGACGACCTACGGGATGCTGGAGTCGCGTCTGCACAACGTTTCGGTGAGTCTCGACGGGCCGCCGGTGATCGAGGCGAGTTTCACGTTCCAGTTTCCCGACGAGGCGCCCACGCTGTCGATCTCCGGTCGACGCGTCGTGGTGTTCGGCCTCAAGCCCAACTGGGCGGACGGCTGGCTGGAACGTCTGATGTGGGCGACCGACGTGCTGACCGCCCGCGACGGCACCGAGCAGCGCGTCAGTCTGCGCGCCAAACCGCGCCGCTTGCTGGAATTCTCGATCCTGGTCGGGCGCGACGATGCGGCGCTGGTGGACGTTCTTCTGTCGGCCTGGCAGTCGCGCGTCTATGCCTTGCCCATCTGGCCCGACAAGGCGTTCCTCTCGGCCGCGATCACTGCCGGCAGCACGGTGATTCCGATCACGACCACGAACCTCGAGTACGAGGCCGACGGTCTGCTCGTGATCGGCAGCGACAGCCGCAACACCGAGGCGGCCGAAGTGCTCTCGGTGGCAAGCAATGCCGTGACTCTGAAGCAGCCACTCCTGTCGAACTGGCCGGCCGGATCGTTCGTCGTGCCTGCGCGCACGGCAAGGCTGCGCGTGACCCAGACGGTATCAAGGGTGACCGACGCCATCGCGACAGCACGCCTCGTCTTCGACATTGCCGGCACCACCGCGATCACGAAGCAGGAATCGTCGACCACCTTCAACTCGACCGCAGTCTGGACGACGCGGCCGAACCGTGCGCGCGATGTCGAGACGGATTACCGGCGACTGGCCGAGGTGCTCGATTTCGACACCGGCATCACGGCGGTGGATGACCATGCCGCGCGGCCGTTCGTGCGCCGCGCCTTCGATTACATCTTCAAGAACCGCAGCGAAATCGCCGCCTTCCGGGGCTGGTTGGCCGCGCGGGCGGGACGGCTGACGGCATTCTGGCATCCGACCTGGGAAGCCTCCATCGTTCCGACCAAGAAAATCCTGTCCAACCAGACGGTGATGACCGTGGCCTCGCGTGGCTACGCCCTGTACTTCAACCCGATGCCGGGACGCACCGAGGCGGCCTTCCTGCACAAGAACGGCACGTGGTATTTCCGCACCATCCAGGGGTTCGGCGCGGGCACCACCGGCGACGAGGAGGTGATGACGATCAATCAGTCCTTCGGCTTCGATGCCAATCCCGAGGATTGGATCGCCATCTACTTCCTGGAAAAGACCCGGCTCGATGCCGATCAGATCGAACTCAACTGGCAGACCGACAGTGTCGTGGAGGCCTCGGTGCCGATGCTCTCCGTGAAAGCCTGACCGGACACCCTCATGGCTTACAACACGCAGGAAACATCGGCGGCCGCCGGCCAGCCGGTGGAACTCTATCGCTTCGTCCTCGGCCAGCAGGTGTGGACGGTGACGAGCGGCCGCGAGGCGATCGCCTATCAGGTCGAGAGCTACCAGCCGGCGGTGATCCGCCGCTCGGCCGTCGAGCAGTCGCCGGAATTCGCCCGCAATGGAATCGACCTCGAGTGCGCGCGGGACTTTGCCGTCGCGCAACTCTTCGCGGCGGCGCGTCCCAACGGCGTGGTGTCGCTGACGGTGTTTCGCAACCACCTCGGTGACTCGGAGTACATCACCTGGTGGAAGGGGCGCGTCGCCTCCGTCGTGTTTGCCGGCAGCACCGCCAAGATTCGCTGCGAATCGATCTTCACAGCATTGAAACGGCCGGGGCTCCGCGCCCACTACCAGACCGGCTGCCGCCACGCGCTGTTCGATCCGGGCTGTGGGGTGAACAACCAGGCGTACAAGCTCGCCGGCACGGTGGCGTCCTTCTCCGGGCTGAATGTGACCTCGAGCACCTTCCTCGCGCAGGCATCGGGCTGGCTGACCGGGGGCTACCTGCGTGTAGCCGGGGTGCCGCGCATGATCACCAACCATTCGGGCGACACCATCACGCTCTCGGCCGTGCTGCCGGGGCTGGCTGTGGGCGTGGCGTTCGAGGCCTTCGCCGGCTGCGACCGTACGTTCGCCACCTGCCAGTCCAAGTTTGGCAACAGTCTCAATTTCGGCGGTTTCCCCTGGATTCCCGCCAAGAACCCCTTCGCCGGGGATTCCATCGTCTGAGGGCACACCATGTGGGTACAGATCGCGATCTGGGTCATCACCACGGTCATCGGCATGCTGCTTGCGCCGAAGCCGCCAAAACCGGCAGCCCCCACGCCGGGGAATCTCGATGTGCCGGTGGCGGAATCCGGCAAACCCATTCCGGTGCTGTTCGGCACCCGGGTCATCCGCCAGGCCAACGTGGTCTGGTACGGCGACGTCAAGACCACCGAGATTCGCCAGTCGTCCGGTAGTGGAGGCAAGAAATGATTGTGACGCACGACGACGCCAAGGCATTCGGCTACTGCAATGCCGGCCTGCGCAAGTGGTTCCCGCGTGATGGCGTGACCTTCGACGACTTCCGGCAGCACGGCGTCACGGCCGAGTGGCTGCGCGCGACGGGCGATGCGATGGCGGCTCGGCTGGCCGATGAGGTTGAACAGATGCGCGAACAGCAGCGGCAATCGCAGGAGAGCGCGTAAATGGGCGGCGGCGGAAAAGGAGGCGGCTCGTCAACCTACGTCGTTGGCCACCGCTATTACGCCGGCCTGCATCTGGCGATCTGCCACGGGCCGGTGGACGCGGTGACGCGCATCATCGTCGGCGAACGCACGGCCTGGAGCGGCAGCGTCACGTCCTCGCAGACCCTCTACGTCAATGCCCCGGAACTGTTCGGCGGGGATTCGCGCGAAGGCGGCGTTCAGGGCTACGTCGAAATCAAGATGGGTGGCGCGGCGGAAACGGTATCGGGCTACCTGCAGCAGAAGCTGGGTAGCGTCATTCCAGCTTTTCGAGGGGTGGTGTCGATCATCGCCCAGCAGTGTCTGCTGTCGGCGATGAATCCCTATATCAAGCCCTGGAGCATCGAGGCGCGACGTATTCCGGCACCGGCGGCACTGGGAAGCGGTTACATCAACGGCGACGCCAATCCAGCGCACATCATCTACGAGTGCCTGAACAATGCCACGTGGGGCTTGGGCTACGCGGCAAGCGAGATCGATGCGAGCAGTTTCCAGACCGCCGCGAATACGCTGGCCTCGGAGCAGTACGGACTGTCCCTGCTCTGGGAACGCGAGCAGCCGCTGGAGGAATTCATCGCCGAGATACTTCGTCACATCGATGGCACGCTCTATGTCCATCCGCGCACCGGGAAATTCGTCTTTAAACTGGCTCGGGCCGACTACAACGTCGCCAGCCTCCTGGCGCTCGATGCCTCGAACATTCTGGAACTGGAAAGCTTCTCGCGGCCCTCGGAATCGGAACTCGTCAATCAGATCACCGTTCGTTACCGTGATCGTTCCACCGACAAGGATGCCGCGATCACGGTACACGACCTGGCTGCGCTGGAACTGGCGGGCGGTGTGGTGTCCTCGGCCACGGTCGACTATCCCGGCATCAGCAATGGCAGTCTGGCCTCCCGGGTGGCGCTGGGCGACCTCAAGCAACTCTCGGTGCCGCTGGCCAAGGTGACGCTGATCGCCAATCGGCAGGCGTCGAACCTCAACATCGGCGACGTGTTCAAGTTCACCTGGCCGGAACTGGGCGTTGCCCAGCTGGTGATGCGTGTCGTGCGCGTGTCGTATGGCACGCTGACCGACGGCCGGGTGCGGATCGAATGTGTCGAAGACATCTTCGGCCTGCCGTCTGCCTCCTACGTGTCCCCGACGCCGACCTCCTGGGTATCGCCGCTGACTTCGCCGGCTCAGGTGCCGTATCGCCGGCTGGGCGAGGCGCCGTGGTGGACGGTTGTGAAGCGGGTGGTCGGCGAATCGGCGACCGCACAAAACGAGCTCGATCCCCAAGGCGGGCTGCTCGTGGCCTGTGCGAGTCGTCCCTCCGGCGATTCGCTCAACGTCAAGCTGATGACGCGCCAGGGCAGCGCTGCGTTTGCCGAAGTAGACACGATGGGCTTCACC